GTGCGATCCAAAATTTTTTTTGCTTGTTCGTATGCTGTCATTTTTTTCTTTTTGTGTGTATTGCGGCCATCACGGCCTTGAGTTGTTCTGCTGATTTGACGCCGCGTCTTTTTTCTCGGACTTCAAGTTCATCCCTGCGCTTCCACAATGGCAATGTCAGCAGGTGCCTGGCTTCGCATTCAAGCATCCATTCGCGTGACCATGAGCCAACGACACGCCCATCGTGGAGCGTGACATCAATCTCGTATTGCTCGCGTGGTGTCAATGCGTTTGTTCTAATGAAGTCATGTGCTTAAACCATCCGTCGACAATCTCAATCGCTTCACGCATGACCATGTGTTCGAATGCATGTTCGATCTTGCTTTCACCGCTGTCCTCGTCCCAGCCAATAGCAAATGAACACACGCCCATGCCTTCGGGTTGGCAAAAGAATCGCAACTCAGGTGCGCCCTCTTGATTCTGTTGTTTCAACATGACGATCTGGCCATAACGGACCACATCAAATATTCGTGCAAACTTCATTCTTTTCTCCTTAAATAAAAATATATTGCCACACCGATCAGTGCGACAGCGATACCCATGCAGATCAGCAGTTCACCAACCAGCATCATGATTTGCCCTATGTTCATCGCACATACTCCAGCCGGATGGTTCGGTACACAACACCGTCGTGCCACTTCTTGTCTGACTCGATGTCATACAGTTCGATGATGTGCTCTGCTTCTGCAAACTTCATGCGCTGATTGCGGATGCTGAACATGTAGATCAGCGGCGCCTTCTGTGTTGAGTAGGCCTCGATCAATTGCGGCAACAGCAAGCGCTCTTTTTCTTTGATGTTGGCAGTGCCTTTGACATTAACCACAAAGGTTCGTTCGTCCCGCTGGATCACATAGTCTGGGATGTTGCGAAGAATTGGGTTGAGGTTGTAGAACGCGCCAACATTGGCAAACTTTTCATCGAACCCCAGGCGTGTGCAGTTCCATCCATTGCGCTCGCACCATTGCTCAAACATCTCTTCGCCAATATTGACGCCGACGCCCTGCCTGTCCTGATAGGTTTGGTCTGCGTTTCCGTAGGTCATGCCTGTCCCCTTGATCGAATGGCGGCGGCAAGTTGTGCCCCTATGTCGTATTCAACCGGACCAATGTTGTCCGCGCAATGATCTGCAAGCTCTGCACACGCCTCACGCTCATCAGCGCGGACAAGGTCGGCAAAGGCATCAAGCTGTTCGTATGTAAAACTCACACCTCTTACTGCTCTCATAGGTGGAGGGCTGTAACTAACAGCGCCAGCCTCTTCAGCCATCTCATCAATTGTTTTCATAACTTAATCCCCCGCACCATGTGCTCTTGATCGATGCGCTTGCAATCAATCTCCGGCTTGTATGCTGGCCAGTGACCTTCGCGCACCATGTCGCAGTAGTGCTGTTCTTCTTTGATTGCGTCTTCGTAGTCCATCTGGTTGACGATTAAAAACGCGGCCAGCAAAAACAGCCACACTCCAATTGTTTTGATCATGCTCATATCAATCCTTTCCAAATCCACTGACATACGGCAAACCCATTGCCCTGTCTCGTTCATAAAGTGCCTGGTGATACTCATCAAGCAATGCATGCGCCTCATCCCATGTTTTTTCTGGACTAAGCAATGCGCACTCCAACATGATGGCCAGGCGGTGTGCAAATAGATGGCCAATATCGTCAACTACTTCGCTCATGATTGCTCCTTCAGTTGCGCACCAACGCCCATTCCTTCGTCATTGAGTTTGAACATCCACTCTCCGTCTTCACCTTCTGTAACCGTCACCAATCCCATAGCAACAGTGCCAAGCATTGCGTGTACATACTTCATGCTTTCACCGCAATGGTCGATCCACTTTGGAGCGATCTCCCACAAGTGCTCTCCGGACTTTTCGCTTTTGATTGCTTTGATTAAATTTTTTGCTTGGTCTTCAGACCAGCCGCACATAACCAGGTATTCAACGCTGGCTTTAATTGGATCTTTTTCATTTTCGTTGCTCATGATTTCACCTTTGGCATTGCCATCCTTTCACGCAGTTCGTCCATCATTTTTCTAACCCTGGCTCTGTTGATCTCTGCTTGCTCTTCAGAAATCGTGTGCTCTATCTTCACTGGCTCTGGCCGTGGCGCCATGCGGCACAGTTCTTTGAACTTGATGCAGTTCGGCACGCGTTCTGGCAAATGCTCCAGGGCGTATGCGATTGCCTCTGGCCACTTCACAAAGTTGCCCAGTTCTTCAGCCCATGTGGCCTTTGCGTTTTCCAGGCCAGCGTCAATGCCGTTGACCATGCCGGTGCTGTACTGCCCGGTGAACTCTCTGCCATAGATGCCCTGGAGCCTGGCAAAGATCTTCTCAACCCAAGCGTTTGGGAGTATTGGGTTCTGCGTCATAGATTTCTCCTTCGATAGTGGTGCCTTGGTATTCGTCGTGTTTTGGTAAAAGACCAAGTGAGCGTGCTATGCCCTCCTGGTTGATCTGGTGCTGGGTTTTGTTTTGCTGGTCCTTGTTGACCCAGTCAGCTTTGAACCCTGCCCATCCTCTTGCACAGCATTCGGTCAATGCTTTTTCCAATGACCAGCCCGCTTTGCGTGCTTCGCGCTCGATGCCTGAAATAGCCGCCGCTGTTACCGGTGCTTTCTTTGCTTTTCGGACTTGCAAGAAATCAGACCATGTCGACGGGTTTACAGAATCAGGGCACGCAAGTGCCTTCTGTATCTCTCTCTTCTCTTTCTTTGTCTCTGTCTCTGTCTCTGTCTCTGGTGCATCAACTTGATATCCACTTGATATCGTGTTGATACCATCTTGTTCCAGCCAGTGAGACAGCTTGGTAAGCGCTTGATTTACCTTGGATTCAGAGATGCGAAGTCGAAAAGCAAGACGGCGTGCATCAGGCAGTCGCCCTTCCTGTTGGTCGTCTTCACTTGCGATCAACCACAGAGCAACCAAGATTTTGGCCGTGTCACCGTCAAGGTCGTGCCAATCAGGATCTTCCAAGATGTCGCGATACAGCTTGATCCAGGGTGGCCTGCGGTCTTTGAAATGCTGGAATTTGACCCAGCCCTTAATGCGGTAGGTCATCACGCACCTGCCTTGGCCTGGTCCATGATCTCGCGGATCTTGGATTCATTGGCGCTCTTGGCGTTTTTGGTGCAGGCAACGCAGGCCGCGTTGATCACATACTTTTCGGTTTCGCCGCAGGCTTTGCAGGGCTTGCCGGTGTACTTGCGCTGGCCCAGTCGGGCGGCTTCAATTCGGGGGGATGCCACTTGATGATCTCCATGTTGAGTTTCGGTCCACACATTGTAAACCAAAACCCAAACATGAAGTCAAGCAGTTTTTTTCAGAATGATTCTTTCGATCTTTTCGGTCGTGACAAACCGGTGCAGATTGGCGCATTCGTACCTGCGGTATTTGATGTTGCCAGGCCTAGTCCTGGTTTCCTTCACGATAGTCCAGGTCTGACATACGGGGCACTTCATTCACGCAATTCTGCCTCCTTTACAAAGACGCCATCGATCATGCGGCCTTTGCGATCCTTGATCTCGTCGTAGGCCATCTCGATGCAGGCCTCAATCGAAAAGCCCAACTGCTCGGCCAGGATGGTGAGCACCACCACAGCGTCGCCAATTCCGTCCATGACTTTGATTTCGTCTTTGCGTGCCAGGCCAGCGGCCAACTCGCCGATCTCCTCGATCAGTTTCAGGAATTGCTTGTCGGTCGAACTGCCGGACACCAGGTTACGCTGGTGTGCCCAGCCACGGATTTTTACGAAGTCGTCGTAGGTTTTCATGTTGTGCCTCAAAATGGGATGTCGTCGTCCATGTCTGCCATGTCACCGGCAGGCTGTTGCGTTTGTTGCGTTTGTTGTGGTCGCGCAGGAGCGTCACCCTTTGGAGGTAGGTCTACCTGGTCCACAGAAAGCCGTAGGCGCGTTTTTGGCGTGCCGTCCTTGGCTTTGTATTCCTCAAGTTTGATCGGGCCGCTGACGGTCACGCGTTGGCCTTTGGCAAGGTACGGTTGCAGGCTGGTTGCCCGCTTACCCCACAATGCGCAGTCGACCCACATGGTTTCGGGTTTGTCTTTGGTGCCAATGGCCACGCCGATGGCAAAGTTCAGGATGTTGTCGCCGTTGTGCTGGCGCAGTTCGGGGTCACGCCCCAGGTTGCCGGTCAGTATTGCAATGTTCATTCGTTGGATTCCTTCGAAATTTGGACGCGTACGAAACCACCGATCTGCCCCGCGTCCACTCGTGCAGTCAGTGTTGTGAATTGTTTGTCGTTGATCTTGAGTGCATCAGCGACGCCATCAAGGCCAGACTTCATCCTGGCCACCAGGTTGTCTCGATCGTAACTGCGCCGGTCAGGCGGAACGAACTCGAGCACCAGGTGCAGGTTGCCAGCAGGCACCAGGTCAGTCCTGATGCGGTACTGCTCGAGCGTCAACGCCCAGCAGGCTTCGCGGTATGCCGCCTTGACCTTTGACACCTTGGCCCAATGCAGGCGCTTGTTGGGTGAAAGGTCAGAGGGTGGCCAACCCAGGATGAGTTCAATCATTGACTTCGCGCCCAAACACGATGTCGTGCGCAGTGATGTCGATGCCGCGCTCCCAGGCTAATTCCAGGAGGCGACGCTGTACGGCGGTCGGCACGATGCCAGACTTTTGCCAGCGAGACACTGCGGCAGGATCGCGGTTGAGGGCGCGGGCGAGTTTTCGTACCCCGCCAAACATGTCGATGGCCAGTTCAACTGGCGATGTGTGATTGATGGTGTTGTTCATCCCTCAATGATGACACAGGCGCAACACCTTGTGAACCCTTGATTTACCTGGGCGGAACGAATACCCACATAAATCACTCGGAATAGGTATTGCGTTGTGGATAT